GTACCAACTGCAATACCTGTCGGTGATGTACCGACTGCATCAATCCAAAATGGTGTAGGATATTCTTCTAACTCGACTATCTTACGATAACTTAGCGAAGCAGATTGAATAGAAGACAGCGGCCACGCCCACAACAAATCATCATCAGTAATACCGTATGATTTTTTGACTTTACCCAGATCACCAGTTTGATCGTGCAAGACTCGAATCTTTACACGACCAAGATAACGCTTATACTTCTCTTCTTCTACGGGATCAAGCTCAACGACTCGACCCATAAACCAATTGAAGTTATCACCTAAACTATAATAAGCCATATATTATCCTAGTGGTCTGCCATATTGATTAGGCTTAGACACATCCATAATTAAATAGTGTTCAAAACGACCTTGTTGTGTTTTTTGACACACATGTTTTAGATTAGTCACAATATAATTCTGTGAGAATACTTTATTTTGCGGTCGAGATCCAGTTGTACCTGATATGACAGGCAACTTGAGTTTGACTACATCGCCTACTCTCATATCAGTGTCACCATATGTTCTGAATCTCACACCATATTGAAACATTCTTGGTGTAAATCCTCGACCCCAATGAATATTCTTATTGTGTTCCATTTCAGGTCGAGTACCATCTTTGATTGCCATTCGAGTTACACCTGGCATTTCAGTTGTAAAGCTGTTATAATCACCACTGTTGAAATCATTTGATGCATCTGTCTTCTTAAATGAACCATGATGCGCGGGATTAATATACTCTTCCATATCGTAATATGTACCGCGATGTAAATCAAGTTCTCTGATTTGAGTATACATTGCACCTTTCATTACTTTATCAATCGAACTGCCTTGTGTTGTCGTCTCATACGCAAGGATATTTCTTGCGTTAATGACTTTCTCATAATCAGCAATACGATTAGCTGTATCAGCAACAAACGTTTTGCCTTCAGCACCACCTTTTCTCTCGTCGATTAACTTTTCTACGGTTGTGAAGTGGTATCCTTTATGATCCTGATAGAATACAAAGACAGATGATATATTACCTTCAGCAGATACTGCTCTCTCTTTAATCAGATCTACGACCTGAAACGGCCTCTTATTATTGACTACGTAATCAAACTTACCTTTTGTAGATTCGATAGTTTGTAATGATTCTTCTGCACCGAGATCTGTTTGAATCACTTCAGCGAGGGCTTCATGATACTTTTTATCTTTGTATCTTTTAGTGTATACTTTAAACGTATTTTTTAGAAAGTCTTTCGTCGTGCAACGTAGTATATAAGAACGAAGATTAGATTCGTCATTCGTCCTCATCGCTTTTACACCTTCGATAAAGAACTTATAGTTGCACACCCCTTTTCCCGGTGTCTGTATGCCTACTTCAATGAGTTCTTCACCACCCATTGGATATTCGTTAGGTAGGTCAATACCTTCCGCAAGATAAAAGTCAGCAGTGATTGTATGATTATCGAGAGACTCGACTATCTCCATTCGCCTAACTTGATTATGTATATTAAGATTACCGCTACCATTGAATTTTTTTAAAGAGATCTTTTCTCCTACAACGATAACCTCACCAGCATCTTTTGCCTGCATTATTTCATCAACTCATCTAATTGTAGGTTAACAGTTTCAGCATACGAATCTTCAATCAAGAAAATATCGCGTCGTGCTTCGTTCGCATCATCTTCGAGATCGTAATAAGAATACTTAGAAAAATATATTTGCTCGTCGATTGGTATGACATCTTTTAAAACTGTACGCGTTGTATAATCAAATTCAATAGTTACACCTGACTCATCACCAACTGCACTAAAGTTTGCACTTGCATCCCAACCACCTTCGATATGCTGAAACGTTACGTAACTAGTATTTGCAGATGCGACAGTAGCAGAATATAAGTCTTTCGTATCTTTTATAATTTCACCCTTAGTAAAGGTATTAGATACTGTGCTCGTAAATGAGAATGACATGATTCTGTTTGTCGAAGCATACATCTCGTCTGTATTTCTTGTATAACCGATAAGACCGAGAGGACCATACTGTGGAGACCAATACTTCTTGCGGTCTCCATCGAGAACAGCATAACCGTCTGTACTTAACAACGTGTCATCGCCTCTATAGTTATTACGATAAACAGCTGTTTTTAATTTAGCTAAACGCAGAGATCCATATTTCTTTTTAATAGTGTTCTCAAAGTCTTCATAATCGAGAACAACATCATGATATGGATCGATAATATCATTTGTATGATATATCAACCAATCTAAATCTACATCACGATAATAGTCATGCGCTAGTGTTTCTATTCTTTCACCTGATTGCGCGCTGAATGAATAGAATGCCGTATAAAAGTCTCTGATTTTATTGTTAAAGTCTACACGACGACAGATATTGAGAGCAGGCACATCATTATAGATCGTGATAGGAAACTTTTGAAAATACTGTGTTCTCTCTGACATCTGATTAGCCTTCTGACTGATTAATAAATGCTTCTACTTCTTGAAATGACATTTGACAACGAACAGAAACAGGTTTACCGTTAACAAAGAAAGCCGAAGTACCTTCGCCTGTAAAGTTAATGCTAAAGTTTTTGACAGCGCAACGTCTAAATTTACCCCAACCTTCATCATCTGGCGCCACTCTCGGTTGTAATAAATCAGGATAATCCATAAATGTGCCGCCATTCTTAGGCAATATATGTTTCTTCAGCTGTTTCAATACTACACCAAGTGTTGCGGCTTCTATTTCTGATCGAGGTACAAAATGCCAAGTCCATTCAAACTGTCGTAAATCAACACCTTTAAAGAACACGGTCGGATGTGGATTAGGAATAGTACCGGCAATTGCGCCTGCTAAACCACCTAAAACTGGTTCACTTTCTACTAATGTAGTAAACGCAGCATGCTTTGCAACCCTCGCTGCATCTTCGGCTAAACCATCAGATGTGATTCCACTGACAAGGTTACTTACTTCCATATCAGCAATTTTCTTATTTAACTCATTTTGTGCATTACTAATTGCAGTAGCTGCAGAACCTGTTTGCGCTAACTCACCCAACATACCTGTATCTCTTTCTTCGAAACGAACAGAATGATATACGTTTAAGTTTTCAGGCAATGGGAGTTTAAAGATAGAAGTCGATGAGATACTGCCTTGACCAAATGGTGCACCACGACTATAAGTTAAAAATTCTAATTCAACCCATGCTGGTGATTGTGTTGTCAAATCAGGTGGATATACAATTCCGTTATACTGATAATCTTCTTCACCTAACAGTACATCTTTACGCTCTTGTATTTTTTCTTCTACACTTTTCGGATATGGATTTGGTACACGATTTTTAGCTTCGTTCAAATCAGGAATTTGTTTACGTTGTCTCTGCGCAAGAGGTATCTTATCATATACAGTTGAATTGATTGCACCTGTCAGTGTTTTCTCAGCCGTCCTGATCACAGCGCCTGATCTTTCTAGCTTTGCAGCAATATTAGCACCAATTTCCATTGCAGATTTCTGCGTAGGATTAATTCGCGTGACAGTTTGACTTACATCTCCACCACCCGCACCGGGTCGTTGAGTAACTGCACCACCAAGATTCTTGATAGCGCTTAGCTGAATACGTTCGAGGGAGCTATACTTTTCTTTCAGCTGCGATGCAACTGGTCCAACTCCGTCGACTGTTGTTTTTTCTGCCATGAGAATTCCTATAAATAGATAAATGGCTAAGACTTATAAAGGTGTCTTTAAACCTAAAAATCCGAAAAAGTATCGAGGTGATTCCGCCAACATTATTTATAGAAGTCGGTGGGAACTATTCTTCATGCGCTATCTCGATAACGAAAAAGGTGTGTTAGAATGGGCAAGCGAAGAACTTATCATTCCGTACAGATCACCGATAGATGGCAGAGTACATCGTTATTTCCCAGATTTTTGGGTCAAGAAGATCAATCGCGAAGGTAAAACTGATACGGTGGTAGTTGAGATCAAACCTCATAAAGAAACCGTAGAGCCCACTGCGCAAAAGAAACTTACTAAAAGGTATTTATACGAAGTGAAGACATGGGGTGTAAATTCTTCGAAATGGAAAGCGGCTAATAAATATTGTGAAGAGAGAGGATGGGATTTTGTGATCCTTACTGAAAACGAACTAGGATTAAAATTCTAATGGCAACATATATCTTTCAAAAAATTGCAGATGAAGGCAAAGCAGAAGGTATAGAAGCTGGATCTGAAGATGCACGAGATTGGTATCGTGATAAAGCATCATCAATCAAAAGCGTAAACACTCGACGTGAGCTGAAAAACAGAGCACGTACTTATAATAAGCTTGTTGATATGGATGTAGGACGTATGTATATGTTTATGTACGATCCTAAACATAAAGAAAAATTGCCATACTATGATATGTTTCCTCTTATCTTTGTACTTGAAAGATACTCAGATGGTTTTCTCGGTATGAATCTACACTATCTTCCTCCTATCTTTAGAGCAAGATTGATGGATAAGTTATATAGTATCGAGAGACAGGATAATTTACGTGAGTCGAAAAAACTACGATTAAGTTATGGTTTTCTCAACTCTGCCGCCAAGTATAAATACTTTAGGCCTACGGTCAAAAGGTATCTAACTAATCAAGTTCGTTCGAGATTCTTGTGGGTACCTTACGAAGAATGGGACACCGCCCTCATGCTACCAACACAGAGATTTAGAAAGAAGCAACAGAGTGTTGTGTGGCGAGATTCAAAACAATTTATTCAGAGAAATTAAAATGGGCTTCAACGTCGACTCATGGAAATCACAGATTAAGGATAGTCTACCAGCAAGTCAATACGAGCTGATAGTAAATCCTCCCGGCGGGGGTGGAGAAGAAATTCTAATACGTACTGAAACTGCATCGATGCCTGGTGTTGGATTTCTGT